CGGCAGCGGCGGGCGTCTCGGCGGGCGGGGTGGTGCGCGCGCCCCGGCTCCGCGCCCTGATCAACGGCGTCCCCGTGCTCGGCGTCCGCCAAGCCTATGTCAGCGCCAACAATCATTATGCCGCAGATACGTTCTCTCTGGTCATCGCGCTCGGCGCCGATCCCGTGGCGACAGCGGCGTTCTGGGCGGCGCAGAGTTTTATCATGCTGGAGCTGCAGGCCGGCTTCGCGCCGCTGAGCGCACCGCTCGGTGCGACGGTCTGGAACAGCCTGATCATCGGCGCGGTGGACAGCCTGGAGATCGATGCGCTCCGCCAGAGCGTGCGGCTGCAAGGGCGCGACCTTACCGCCGCGTTCATCGCGACCCGCACCCAGCAAAGCTACGCCAACCAGACCGCCTCGACGATCGCCGCCACGTTGGCCGCCGGCCATAACATGACGGCGGTGGTGACGCCGACGACGACGCCGGTCGGGCGCTACTACAACAACGAGCACGATCGTATCACGCTCGATCAGTTTTCCCGCGCGACGACGGAATGGAACCTTCTGGTCTGGCTCGCCGAGCGCGAGGGGTTCGATGTTTTCGTATCCGGCACGACGCTCTATTTCCAGCCGCCCAATCCCAATCCGGCGCCGGCACTGACAGTTTCGGCCGATGCCGCGTTTGGCGGGGGCGCCAATGTGATCGATTTCCGCATGGAGCGCGCGCTCACGCTGGCGGGTGATATTTCCGTGACGGTGAAAAGCTGGAACAGCCGCACCGCGAGCGCGTTCACGCAAAGCGTCAGCGCCAGCGGCGTCGTGGGCCTCGGTCAGCAGGGCGCCGCGCCGCAGAGCTATGTTTTCGTGCGGCCCAATCTTTCGCCCGATGAAGCGCTGAAATACGCGATGACCAAACTGCAGGAACTGACCCAGCATGAGCGCGTCGTGGTGATCCGCCTGCCCGGCGAGCTGGCGCTCTCGCCGCGCGACATGATCGCGGTTGCCGGCAGCGGCACGGCGTTCGATCAAACCTATTTCATCGACACGATCGAGCGCGAGATCAGCTTCGATGGCGGCTTCACCGAGCGCATTCGCGCGAAGAACACATCGCCCCAGCGCCAATTCACGCCGCCCGCCAATCTCGTCGTCGGCACGACCACGCCCTGAACGGAAGCAATTGCCATGGAACGGCTCTGGAACGCGCTCCGCGCTCAGGCGGGCGCGCTCGACCAGGCGCTCGCGCAGCCGCGCTTCGGCGTGGTGACGAGCGTCGATCCGAACACCTATACGGCGCGCGTGCTGTTGCAGCCCGAGGGCGTTCTGAGTGGCTGGCTGCCGGTGCTTGCGCTCTGGGTTGGCAATGGCTGGGGCCTGAGCGCGCTGCCCTCACCCGGCGATCAGGTTCTCGTCGTCGCCCAGGAGGGTGATTCCGAACATGGCATCGTGCTCGGCGCCGCCTACAATCTCAACCAGCCGCCACCCGCGGCACCCGCCGGCGAATTCTGGCTGGTGCATCAATCGGGGAGTTTCATCAAACTCCTGTCCGACGGCTCGATCGCGGCGAATGCCACGCAATTCACCGTGACGGGCAATCTCAATGTCACCGGCTCGATCACCGCGAGCGGCGAGGTTGCCGATGGCCACGGCACGCTGGCCAGCCTGCGCGGCGCCTATGACGCGCATACCCACACCGTCGAGGGCACCACGACCTCGCCGCCCAGCCCACAAAACTGAGAAATCACGCGCGCCATGAACGATCTTTTCCAACAATGGGGCAATGATCTGGCGGTCAGCCCGACCGGCGATCTGGCGCTTGCCGCCGGCGCGCTGCGCGGCCAGCAGCGCGTGCTGCGCCGCCTCCTCACCAATCCTGGTGATTATATCTGGCAACCGAGCTACGGCGCGGGGCTCGCGCAGTTCGTGGGCCAACCCGCGAACCCGTTGCAGATCGCGGCGGTGATCCGCACGCAAATGCTCAATGAAGCCGTGGTCGCGCCAACACCGGCACCCGCCATTGACATCTCCGCCGACACCACCGGCACGCTCAGCGTTTCGATCAGCTATGTCGATGCGCCGAGCGGGGAGACGCAGGTTTTGTCCTTTGCCATCGGGAATGCGCCATGACGCTCAACCTGCAGAATTTTTCTACCCTCGTGCAGAACGCCGCCGCCGCTGTGCAAGGCGCGAGCAGCGCGCTGCTCGATCTCTCGGTGGGTTCGGTGCTGCGCGCCATACTCGAAGCGAGCAGCTCGGTCGCGCTCTGGCTGCAATGGCTTATTCTCCAGGTGCTCTCGATGACCCGGGCGGCAACCAGCGCGGGGTCCGATCTCGATAGCTGGATGGCGGATTTTGGCCTGACGCGGCTTCCCGCGGTCGCAGCCTCGGGCACCGTCACCTTTTCGCGCTTCACCCCGAGCAATAGCGCGCTCGTGCCCGTGGGCGCGACGGTGAGCACCGCCGGTGGCACCGAGAGTTTCACGGTCATCGCCGACCCTGCCAATCCCGCCTGGAATGGAACGCTCAATGGCTATGTGCTGGCCGCAGGCCTCGGTGCGATCAGCGTGCCGGTCGTGGCGACGACACCGGGGGCGGCGGGAAATGTCCAACCAGGAACCGTGACATTGCTCGGCACCGCGATGCCCGGCGTCGATCAGGTGAGCAATCCGCAGGCCTTCACCGGCGGGCTGAACGCCGAGACCGACGCTGCGTTTCGCGCCCGCTTCGTCAACTACATCAACTCCCGCTCGCTCGCGACGCCGATTGCCGTCGGCTACGCGGTGAGCAGCGTGCAGCAAGGCCTGAACTACCTGATCGCGGAAAACACCAACGCCGCCGGCGCCCCGCAGATGGGGTTTTTCACCGTGACCGTCGATAATGGCACCGGCAATCCGCCGGCGAGCCTGTTGCAGACGGTGAGTGCGGCGATCGAGGCGGTGCGTCCGATCGGCTCGAGCTTCGCCGTCCTTGGCCCCGTTGATGTGCCGGTCGCGATCGTTCTCACCGTCACCATCGCCGCCAATGCGACGCTCACCACCATTGTCGGGGAAGTCGCGCAAGCCATCACCAGCTACGTCGATGCCTTACCGATCGGCGCCAGCCTCGCCTATTCGCGCATCGCGCAGCTCGCCTATGACGCCGATCCGGCGGTCGTCAACGTCACCGACATTACCCTCAATGGCGCCACGGCCGACATCACGCCGCCGGCCAATGGCGTCGTCAAGGCCGCGAGCGTGGTGGTGAACTGAGATGGCAACCGGCGACCAGAACGATATGGCCTCGCGCATCGCGGCCGTGCTGCCGCCCTGGTTCGGCACGCCGAGCCCGATCCTGAACGCCTTGCTCGCTGGCATCGGCGCGATCTGGGCCTGGCTCTACGCCCTCCTCGGCTATGTCATGCTACAGACCCGCATCGCGACGGCGAGCGGGATTTTCCTCGACATGATCTCGGCGGATTTCTTCGGTGATAGTTTGCCGCGCGGGCCGGAGCAATCAGATACCGCCTTTCGCAGCGCGATCGAAAGCGAGATGCTGCGCCCGCGCGGCACCCGCGCCGCCATCATCGCCGCGCTGACCGCGCTCACCGGACGGGCGCCGGACGTCTTCGAGCCGGCGCGCCCGGCCGATACCGGAAGCTACAATCTTGGCGGCGCTGGCTACAATCTTGCCGGTGGCTGGGGTGATCTCGGCTTGCCGTTTCAATGTTTCATCACCGCCTATCGCCCGCTCGCCAATGGCATCGCCAATGTCGCGGGGTGGGGCGAGGGCGGTGGCTACGGCGTGGGGCCGATCGAATACGCCGATCTCGGCATGGTCGAGCAAGCGGTGAGCGATAGCGACATCGACGCCGTGATCGCCGCCACCATGCCCGCCGCCACCATCGCCTGGACCCGCATCAGCAACTGAGCCCGCGCGCCCGCGCGCCCGCCCGAGGGAGTTTCCATGGACCGCAACATCGTCTATCCCGGCGCCATTCCGCTTGATACAGACCTGCTCACGATCAATCGCAACGCGCTCATCGCCTTCGGCTATCTCATACAGGCGACACTCGGGCGCAACACCGTCGTCGATGGCCTCGCCTGTCAGCCGACGACGCCGGCCTCGCTCAGCGTCACGGTGGGGCCCGGCAGCATCACCACCCTCACCACCATCGACCCGCTCGCCTATGGCTCGTTGCCGGCCGACAACACCGATCCCCTGATCAAGATGGGCATCAACACGACGGCCACGAGTTTTACCCTGACCACGCCCTCAACCTCGGGCCAGTCGATCAACTATCTGATCGAGGCGGCGTTCGAGGAGAGCGATACCGATCCTGTCGTGCTGCCCTACTACAACGCCGCCAACCCGACGCAACCCTATAGCGGGCCGAACAATTCCGGCGCCGCGCAGAATACCGCGCGCGTCGAAACCGTGCAGTTGCAGGTGAAATCCGGCGCGCCGGCGACCACGGGTACGCAACTCACGCCCCCTGTCGATAGCGGCTGGGTCGGGCTCTATGTCATCACCGTGAGCTATGGGCAGAGCGCCATCACGGCCAGCAATATCGCAACTCTGCCCGCCGCACCCTTCATCCCTTACAAACTGCCGGCGCTGACGCCGGGCGTCTCGCGCATGGCGGTGATCGCCGCGAGCACAGATTGGGTGGTGCCCAGCGGGATTTCGCAGGTCAAGGCGCGGCTCTGGGGCGGCGGCGGGGGCGGTGGCGCGGGCGGCGGGGGCGCGGGCGGCGGGGGCGCCGGCGGCGGCTACGCCGAGGGCTATTTCCCGGCGAGCCCCGGCGCCCTCATCGCGCTCACCATCGGCGCCGGCGGCGCTGCCGGTCTGCCTGGCGGAACCACGAGTTTTGGCGCCCTCGCCTCGGCGAGCGGCGGTGGCGGCGGCGGGGCCGGCACGACCGGCGGGGCCGGCGCGGGCGCCACCAATGGCGGGGTCGGCGCCGGTGGCGCGATCAATTTCCCCGGCCAGGTCGGCCAGAACGGCCTGACATTCTCCGGCGGCGGCCTGCTCGGCGGCACTGGCGGGGGCGCATTCGGCGGCGCCAGCACGTTCGGCCCGGCGGGCAGCAGCACCACCGCGCTGGGCGGTTTCCCCGGCGCGTTTTTCGGCTGCGGCGGCTCCGGCGGGATCGCCGGCGGCGGCGGCGGGCCAGGTGGCGCCGGCCTCATCATTCTTGAGTGGTAACGGGAAGGTTTCGGAGCACGCCATGTCGACACCCGCAAGCCATGTCTGGCAGCCCTCGACCGCGCGCACCGTCGTGCTCGACGGTTTCGTCCCGGTGCCGCGCGGCACGCAGGCGCAAGCGCCGCAACTCCCGCTCTGGCCGCTCAAGGATCCGAACGACGTCCTCGACTATCAGTTCGACATCTCGGCCGCCCTCACCGGCAATCCGGGCGATGGCATCGCAACCATCGGCGTCACCATCGCACCCGATAATCCCGGCGATCTGACACTCAACGCAGCGCTCGCCAATGGCGCGATCGCGGTATTGTGGCTCGCCGCCGGGCAATCCGGCACGGTCTATACCGTCACCATCACCATCGGCACTTTGTCCGGGCGGACACTCGCGCGGAGCATTCTTCTGCCGGTGATCTCGCTCTCCTCGCTGCCGGCGCTGCCCAACGATCTCATCACCAGCACCGGCGCGGTGCTGACCGACCAAAACGGCAACCCGATCCTGATTACCGGGAGCCCGGCATGATGACCATCGACCAGTTGCCGCAGGCGATCTCCGCCTCCGACACTGACGAATTGCCGACGAGCCAGAACGGTGTGACGCGCAAGGTGACGCGCGCGCAACTGCTTGCGGGGGTGCAACCGGTGATGGCCTTGGCGCCCAATACGCTGCTCGGCAACCCCGGAAATTCGCTGGCGGGGCCGAGCGGGATTGCCATCGGCGCCAATCTCGAACTCGCCAACGGCACGCTTTCGGCAACCGCCGCGCCCTACTCGGTGCCGCTGCTGCCCCCGGGGACCGCGCCGCAAGCCAGCGATCTCGTGCCGCTCGGCCAGAACGGCAACAATGTCGCGATCCCCTATGCGAGCTTCATGCAAGGGATCGCCAATGTGGCGGGAGTGAACGCCGGGGCGATGACGGCGATCGCCGCCGGCGCGAGCGCCACGCGCCAGCTTGCGGCGTTTCTCGGAGATGCTGTCTCGGTCGAGAGTTTTGGCGCGGTGGGCGATGGCGTCACCGACGACACCGCGGCGCTCAACGCGGCGCTGGCCTCGGGCCGGCCGCTTCGTTTTGGGCCAAAAACCTATTGCGTGACCGGACAGTGGACCATCACCGGAGCCGCCGTCGTGCTGCTCGGCGTGCCCGGAGAGACCGTCCTCCACCGCGATACGCAATCCGCTGGGGGCTCTTGGATTTCGATTGCCAGCACGAGTTTCTTCGCCTCCGGCATTCTCTTCGATGCCAACGCCACGATCACCGCCGATACCTGGGCGGTTCTGCTCACTCCCTCCTGCACGCGGGCGATTTTCACCGCATGCGGCTTCACCAACGCCGCCGGGCCGACGATGGGCTCGGGCCTCACCATACAGGCTTCCGATCCCGAACATGTGCAGTATGAACTGCGCGATTGCGCGTTTTATGGCAACGCGGTGCATGGGGTCTGGGTGCAGGCCGTGATGGGGGTGCAGATCGCGGGCTGCCGCGCGCACGACAATGGCGCCTACGGCATCGTGATTGACTATACCGACCCGACCTTCGTGCAAAAACTCCATCTCTGCCAGGTCGTCGATTGCCGGGCATGGAATAATCAGCGTGGCATTTCGATCGGCAATTTCAACCAGTCCAACACGACGCCCCCGGTCTGGGGCAATGCCAATCCCGACGCCCTGGCAATCCTAGTCGCCAATAATATCTGCCACGATAACACCTATTATGGCATCGCGGTCTCCGGCCAGGCGCTCGCCGTTGAGGGCAATTTGCTGGTCGATAACGGCGCGCAAGGTGCAGGCATCCTCGCGAATGCGTCCTATAGTCGGGTCTCCGGCAACACCGTCGTCTGGCTCGCCGGGAGCGCACCCTATGGCATCGACGCCGGGGGCTCGATCCATGGCGATGTGATTGGCAATTTCATCAGCGGCCCCGGCATCGGCATCAATCCCGGCGGCAGCCTCAACATGCGCGTGATCGGCAACCGCATTCAGAATTGCACGCTCTGGGCCATTCAGGTCAACAATGTCGAGACCGATGGGGCAGGAAATAATTTCGGTCTGAGTTGCAACTTCATGGAAATCTCCGGCAATTGGATCGGGTTTTCCCAAGGTGGCGGCATCGTGCTCCGCGACGGGGCGCAGAATGTCGCGATCCGCCGCAACAGCTTCATGGGCAGCGGCACCGCATCGATCGATCAATGCCTGAGCTGTGCCACCGACTCGGTCATCATCGCGGGCAATTCCTGGAATAACGAGACGCTCTATACGCTCAATCCGGTCACCTCCGGCAGCGGGCCGCAGACCATCGTTTTCCCCGATATTCTCGATAGCTTCATGATCACAGCGCCAGGCGGGCCGATCGCCACGATGATCTCGGCCTCGCAATCGGCGATGGCGGGGACGATCGGCTTCGTGCGCGTTCTCAATGGCGGGGCGAATTATACCAATGCCACGGTCAGCATTGGCGGCAGCGGCAGCGGCGCCACCGCCATCGCCTATATTCGCAACGGCGCGATCATCGGCATCGCGCTCACCGCTTCCGGCTCGGGCTATGGTGCGATCGGGGCAAGCGTTGCCGTTACCATCAGCGGCGATGGCACGGGCGCCAGCGCCGTCGCCACGGTCGCGGCACCCGTGCCCAACGACCGCCGCTTGCGCACGCGCTGCAACACTGAGACCGTGTTCACCCGTGTCGGTTCCTCTCCGTTCCAGGAAAACTGGACACTCTTTGATCTCACGGTGCCGGCGAACAGCGATGTCGAATGGACCGGAACTTGGGGGTCGTGGCGCGCCGGCGTGGTGCCGCTCGGCGGCTATCTCGGGTTCCCCGGTGATGGCAGCATGACAATCGGCAGCGTCAATAATGGTGATTTGCGGCTCCATCCGAACGGCAGCGGCGTGCTGCGCATCACCTCCGATGCCGCCCCCGAGGGCGTGATATCGGCGATCGGCACGGGCTCGCCCGCCGGCGTCGTGAGTGCGCCGCCGGGGTCGGATTATCGCAATCTCGCCGGCGGCGTCGGTGCCACCTACTGGATCAAGCAGACCGGCACCGACGCCAGCGGCTGGCTCGCCATTGCCTGAGCGTAATTACCGCGACCGCACGCCCGCCCGGCACGCACCCCGTCTCCAGCGAAGGTTTTCCTGATGCCAACGATTCCGCAATTGCCGGTTGCAACGACCGCCAATGCCGATGACGAACTGCCGCTCCAGCAGAACGGCGCCACCACCAGTGTCACGGTGGCAACGCTGCTCGCCAGCACGCAGCCCGCGATCACCGTGCCCACCGGCGCGCTGCTCGGCCGCGCGAGCCTCGGCGCCGGCACGCCCGAAACCATCGCGATCGGCAACGGCTTGACGCTCGCCTCGGCGACCCTTGCTGCCAATATCGGCAGCACCGCCGGCACCGTGGCGGCAGGCAATGACGCGCGCATCACCGGCGCGTTGCAAAGCGCCAACAATCTCGCTGACCTCGCCAATCCCGCTGCCGCACGCGGCAATCTTGGGCTGGGCAGCCTGGCGGTGCAGAATGCCGGGGCGGTCGCGATCAGCGGCGGGGCGATCAGCGCGACCGACCTCTCGGCCGCAACCGCGCTCGCCGCCGCAACGAGCACCGCGCGCACGCTTGCCGCGCGCTTCGCCGATCGGCTCAATGTCAATGATTTTGGCCTGGCGCGCGATGGCGTGACCGATGATTCGGTGAAATTCGCCGCCGCCGTCGCTGCTGCGAGCGCCGCCAACAAGGCGCTCTATATTCCCGCCGGCGGGCCGATCCTGCTCGCCGGCGCAGCACAAGTGATTTTGCAGAACGTCGCGCTGATCGGCGATGGCGGCACCGATTTTGGCTATCCCTACGGCCATGCGGGAAGCCAGATCTGGATCACCGCGACGGCGCAATCGCCGTTTCTCATCGGCCCCGCGGTGCTGGTCGAGCGGCTCTGTTTTTATTATCCCAACCAGATCGATCAGCCGGGCGGGCCGCTCGCCTATCCGCCGCTCCTGCTCGGCAACGCGGCATTATCCGCCGTCGCCGATTTCGTCTTTCGCGATAATCAGGTGACCAACGCCTATGATTTTCTCGCGATGCCGGCGGGGACGACCATGGGTGATGTGTTCATCACCGGCAACCGCATCTGCGCGCTGAACGTCTGTTTCGCCATCCCCAACGCCGCCGATATTCTTTTCATCGCCGATAATTTCTTTTCCTATGGCGTGTTCGAGGATGAGGTGCTGCACTATTCCGGCGGCGGCACCGGGGCGATCACCACGACCAGCTTGACCTTGAGCGCGGGCGCCGCGATCGGCGCCACCGTGCTCGCCGTGACCAGCCTCGAAGGCGTTGTCGTCGGCATGCCGATCTCCGGCAATGCCGCGATCCCATTCGGCGCCACCATCGCCGAACTTGGCAGCAATACCATCACCCTTTCCGCGCCGCTGCTCGCGCCCCTGGCCAGTGGCGCGACCTGCAACGCCCTCCAGAACAGCTACTATCTCCGCGATTATGTCACGACCAACGGGGTGTGGTTGCAGGTCAGTGGCAATGGCAGTCCGACCGCGGCCGCGAGC